GTATACTTACAATAGCAGCCCAAACTTTTGATCCCTTTAGTATTGGTTACCAAAAACAAGATTACTATGCAAGAGTTGATGTAGACAGTCAACCAGATAGAGAAGTGGATGATGCCACTGTAGAATGGTGGGCAACACAACCACAACAAGCACAAGACGAAGCATTTGGCGAAGATGGTAGGATACCACTAAAGCAAGCACTAGAAGAACTAAGCAAGATATGTTTTCACTGTAAACTAACTTGGGCAAACGGTACAACATTTGATATGGTTATACTTGAGAATGCATTCAAACAATTAGGATTGCCTATACCTTGGCAGTTTTGGAATGTGCGTGATGCAAGAACTGTTTATAGTCTATATCCGGATTTGCCAAAGCCACGTGCCAGTCACCATGCACTTGAAGATTGTAGAAGGCAAATTGATCTATTGCAACAAACACTTAAACATCTTAGGGTAACAGGACTGAAATGATAATTGGCATCTGTGGATTGATAGGGTCAGGCAAAGGCTCAGTAGGAGACATTCTAGTTGAGCAAGGATATAAAAAAGTAAGTTTTGCTGACAAACTCAAAGACGGTGTTGCGACTATCTTTGGTTATGATAGATCTATGCTAGAAGGCGATACTGATGAGAGTAGATCTTGGCGTGAACAAACAGATGAGTTTTGGTCAAAAGAAACTGGCAGAACAATAACACCAAGAATCGTATTACAAGAATTTGGCACTGATTGTATGCGTAACGGTTACTATGATGGTGTGTGGGTAAGTTTATTAAAACAACAAATACTTGACAACCCAGGCGATTATGTGATACCTGATGTGAGGTTCCGTAACGAACAAGATATGATTAGAGAACTATCAGGACAAATTTGGCGTGTACAACGTGGCGATGTGCCCGAATGGTATGGGTGTGCAATGTTAGATAACACAACAGGCGGTAATCTCATGGAAGCCTATGATATACATTCAAGTGAATACAAATGGATTGATCTCAACAACAAGTTTGATACTACCATTTACAATAACAACACACTTGATCAACTGAAACAATTAGTCCTCAACGAGATCTCCAACCCTCCAAGGTAAGTCGAGCTTTGTAATTTCTACTGTACAATTCAAACATACGTTTCTCAAATTTGTTAGATCTACATTGTTCAAATTTCCATCCATGTGATATACTAGTATTTGTGCTCCACTTTTAGCACGAAAGTTGCACCTGTCACATCTTAGTTTTTTCTTAAAACCACTTGTCCGCCATCGAGGATCTTTGGCCTTGATTTTTTTATTACGTCGGATACAACTGTCACATCTAGTCCTATAGTGTGTTTTATTTTCTTTGATATAATTGATTGCAACTAATTGCCGGTTGCATGCAGTACAAATAGGCCTCTTCATACGGTTATTTAGCAATACAAACCTTTGCAAAGGGCAGTGTTTACGGCAGTATTTGGAAGATTCTTATAAATATCAGTAAGAGATTTTAAACACAAAGGACGTGAAACATGGCACTAACATCACCGGGCGTAGAAGTTACAGTAATAGATGAAAGTAATTATCTACCAGCCGCAACAAATTCAGTTCCATTTATTTTGATAGCAACGGCTCAAAACAAAGTAAGTGGCGCAGGTGTAGGCGTAGCCGCAGGAACAACTGCAGCAAATGCAAACAAACCTTATCTAATAACATCGCAAAGAGACTTAGCGGCCACATTTGGAACTCCGTTCTTTTATAGTACTGCCGCTGGCACAAGCATTAACGGATATGAACTAAATGAATATGGGTTACTTGCAGCCTACAGTACATTAGGAGTAAGCAACAGAGCATACGTACAAAGAGCAGACATTGACCTTAGTGCTCTTACTGCTACGTTAGTACGTCCAACTGGAGATCCAGCTGATGGTACTTACTGGTTTGATACAGGTGTTAGCACATTTGGTGCATTTGAATGGTCAGCAACTACAGAAACGTTTACTGCTAAAACAGCAATAGTGATTACATCAGTGGCTGATTTAGTTGGCGGTGTTGCAAGTGGAGTCCCATTAGATTCAGTTGGTAGCATAGGGGATTATGCAGTTAACACAACAAATACAAATAATCCTGTATACTTTAAGACACCTGGAAACACTGCAGCCGGTCTTACAGCTAATACATGGGTGTTAATTGGAAGCGACGAATGGAAGAATTCATGGCCAACTGTTATTGGAACTGCAACCAATCCAACATTAACAACTGCTCAAAGTATTATATTAAACGATGTTACTGTTACATTAAATGGAACAACAGTTGCATCAATGGCATCTGATATTAATAGTGCCGCAATTGCAGGTATTTTAGCAACAGTAGCAAACGGAAAACTACAGATATTTGTTGACTCAGCAGGATCAAATGATGGTTCTACAGATGATGGTAATGGTATTATGATGGTTGAGGCCGGAGCAACAGGTACATTATTAGCAGATTTAGGTATTACTGCAAGTGGAGACAACCCGTATTATGCACCAGGTCTAAGTCAGGGTTACAACTATAACAACCCACCTTGGGGATCAACAAATCAAGAACCACATCCATCAGGATCAGTTTGGTTCAAACTAAACAATGTTAACTCAGGTGCAAATCTAGTTGTTAAGCAATATGCAGTAGCAACTGATACATTCACTACATTAAGCACACCAGTTTATGCTAACGATCAAAGTGCATTAAAGGCATTAGATCCAGCAGGTGGTGGAATAAATGTTGCAGCAGGTGCACTTTATGTACAAAATAATGTGCAAGAGAACAACACATATACTTTTAAATTCTTTGACAGATTTGCAACCGGTGCTACATTGGTTACAGGAACAGACACTGCTCCAGTATTTGTTAATTCAGAAACATTTACAATACAAGCAAGTCAAAAGAACAGTAACGTATTAACAACTGCGGTTACTGCTGTATTAGCAGGAACAACTGCAGCAGACTTTGTTGCAGCCTTTACAGGAGCAAATGTAGCAAATACAACTGCAAGAGTATTAGCAAGTGGTGCAGTACAAATTGAGCATACACTAGGTGGTACACTTGTACTTAAAGACACAAGTGGTACGCCATTAGTAGATGCAGGTATAACCACTGCAATTACAACTGGTCAAGTTAGAGCAGGTAATAACAGCGATATAATTGCAAGTAACTGGATTCCATTAGGATTCGGTACAACTCCAGTTTATACTGCAAGTTCAACTGCACCAAGTATTGATCCAGCAGATGGAACATCCTGGTACTATAGTGCAACGGGTGATTGTGATATTATGATCCAAAGTGGCGGCACATGGAAAGGTTACCAAAATGTAACTACTGACCAACGTGGTTTTCCTTTATCTACAACTAGTCCAAATGGTCCAATTGTAAGTTCTACTGCTCCAACAAAGCAAAGTGATGATAGTGCATTGGTATATGGTGACATATGGTTATCAACTGCTGACTTAGACAACTATCCACAAATTTACAGATGGGAAAGTGTTACTGGTGTGGATCAATGGGTATTATTAGACAATTCAGATCAAACAACACAAAATGGAATACTATTTGCTGACATGCGTTGGGCAGGTAATGGAACAACTGATCCAATTACAGGCGACATTCCAACAATTAAGAGTTTGTTAACAAGCGACTATGTAGACTTAGACAAGCCAGATCCTACACTTTATCCGGAAGGAATGCTTGTATGGAACATGAGACGTAGTGGTTTTAATGTAAAGAGCTTTCAAGTAGATTATTTTAATCAAACTGACTTTCCATTTGCTACATACGGTGCGTTACCAACAGTAACAGATGCATGGGTTACTGCAAGTGGTCTACAGGCAGATGGTGCAATGTTTGCAGGTAGAAAAGCAGTCAGAAATATGGTTGTAGGAGCATTAAAAGCATCAGTAGACGGAACACAAGAGCTTCGTGAAGAGCAAAAGATATACAACTTGTTATGTTGCCCTAACTATGAGGAATTAGCAAGTAACTTAGTTGCACTTAATAATGAGCGTAACAACACTGGCTTTATCCTAAGTGACATGCCAATGCGTACTGCAGATACAGGAACTGCTATTACAAATTGGGCAACTAACGCAAACGGTGATGGCTTAACTACTGCTGATCCATACTTTGGTGTGTTCTATCCAAGTTGTCAAACAACTGATCTAAGTGGAACAGTTGTGGTTGCTCCAGCAACACACATGATGTTAAGAACAGTTGTGCGTTCAGATGATGTTGCGTTTCCTTGGTTAGCACCAGCAGGTACTAGACGTGGTACAGTTGATAATGCTAGTCAGTTAGGATATGTAGATGCAACAACAGGTGAGTTTACACAGACTGCTGTAAGACAAGGGTTAAGAGATACACTTTACGAAAACAACATTAACCCAATTACATTTATTCCTGGATCAGGCATACTTAACTATGGTAACAAAACTACGTTCACAGGTAGTTCACTAGACAGAATCAACGTTGCAAGACTTGTTGCGTTTATACGTGGTAGACTAGAAACTATTGGTAAGAACTTTGTGTTTGAGCCAAACGATACTACTACACGTGATGAAATCAAAAACAGTATTGAGAGCTTGATGATTGATCTAGTAGCAAAGCGTGGTATATATGACTACTTGGTAGTATGTGATGAATCAAACAACACACCAACAAGAATAGATGCTAACGAGCTATATGTTGATGTTGCGATTGAGCCAGTTAAGGCAGTTGAATTTATCTACATACCAGTTAGAATTAAGAACACAGGCGAGATAGCAGCCGGTAACGTAGCCAGCTCAGCCGCAGTTTAAAGCACTTAAAATAAAGGAAAATGAGGTTTCGGCCTCATTTTTTTGTGGTCAATTTATGATAAATAATATTGTAATAAGGAGAATTATAAAATGGCCGTATCATCGCTAACAAGAATGACAGTTCCTTTGGCATCAGACCAATCAAGTCCAACTCAAGGACTGTTAATGCCAAAACTAAAATATCGCTACCGGGTGGTATTTGAAAATCTTGGCGTATCTACACCTAGAACAGAACTTACCAAACAGGTAATGACTTTTACTAGACCTACTATAAACTTTGAAGAAATTGAAGTACCAATCTACAACAGTAGAATTTATCTTGCTGGACGTCAAACATGGGACGCTGTATCAGCAACATTTAGAGATGATGCTGGCGGAAACGTAAGTAGACTAATTGGTGAGCAAATACAAAAGCAAATGGATACACTAGAACAAGCAAGTGCAAGTTCAGGTATTGATTATAAATTCACTACACGTTGTGAAGTACTAGATGGTGGTAACGGAACAAGCACACCTAACGTACTTGAGACTTGGGAATTGTATGGTTGCTTTTTAGTAAGTGCTAACTATGGTGACTTAGATTATGGTTCAAATGATCCAGTGACTATTGAAACATCAATGCGTTATGATAACGCAGTACAGACACCACTAGGAACAGGCGTAGGCTCAACAGTAGGAAGAACACTGGGTGATGTTGTAACTGGCTAATTAAGTTAGAGGAGTAACTTATGGCTTTTGGTGAAGACTTTCTCAAAGGATTCTTTGGTAACGATTTTTTAAAAGATTATACTCATGCGAGTAAAACTTTTCGAAGTAATAATTCGGCTCTTTCTCCACGTCGTAAATTTCTATTTCATGTTGTATTCAATTTAAACTATCAACAGATACCACAACTTGCAAACGTTTTTCAAGTAGACGACTTACAAAATTTAAACCTACTGGTTAAAGAAGTAACACTGCCTAAGTATCGCTTTGGTGTTGAGACGATGAACCAATACAATAGAAAACGTAAAGTACAAACAAAAATCGAGTACGATCCTATCACATGTGTAATGCATGATGATGCTAGTGACCTTAGCAGAACACTTTGGTATAATTATTACTCATATTA